CTACATTTGTCGATCTCCTATTACATTGGCAAGAGGATTGTCTCCGAGTCTACGGTAATGATGGCTACGAGTTGATTAAGTCTCCAGAAGCCGTATTCAAAACACGCCTCAATTCACTCACAGGCGGGGATGTGTTGCAGTACTCTTCTTACGATCGCACCATTGATAAGATGATGGTAAAAGAGAGGAAATTATCTACCGCACCAACCTTAATTCCACGACTCGACAATCTAGCTCGCAAAGTTTTTGACCTGAATGATTGTGCAGAACTATTCGGGCTCATCAAGCTTTCCGGCCACCCAATCGTGTATGCAGAGAAGTCTGCGGCCTCCGTTCGAACTGAGGCCCTGCCAGTGGGTACTCATAATATCTACTATATTCGTCAAGTCCGGCGAATGATGACCCATCTTACATTATCCGGCTATATTAAGAAGCACTCCGCTTGGCCTCCGTTCATTTGCGCTCCACCGATTGGAACTGAACTCCGCCGTCATTACAATAATCGGGTCACTGATCTCCCATTGAGCTCGTACAACTTGTCAGACAATGATGGTGTATTGTTTGATAAGTTTGTCGAGTTTGACTACTCCGACGACTATCTTAAATTCCTGGACGACAAGGCCATATGCCCTGGGGTCCAGGAGACGAGCAAGTTTTGGTTTGGGAATCCGAATAAAATAGAGCGTCGCCTCCTAACAAAGATCCTCACCTTGCCACATTTTGACGCTCGCTCGAATGTAGAACGACTGCGCCGTAGGCAATTCCTTCCGGATGAAATGATCGTTGAGCTGACCCAAAAGGAGCGGGAGCTTAAGAATGCTGCTAGGTGCTTCTGCAAGTTGCCTATTCGGATCAGAACGTTTTTCACTCTTACAGAGTACAATATAGGGGAATACTTTATGAAACCGTATCTCCCGCATCAAACAATGACGATGTCGAGCGCCGAAGTTCGTGATCGACTGCACAAGATGACGAAAAACAGTAAGCATCGCGAAACTGCACTCGTGGAATCAGACTTGTCTAGGTGGAATTTGCGAATGAGAGAGAGCACAATGGCTCCAGTGACATCTATCCTCGAGGATGTGTTTGGGCTACCCGGCGTATTCTCGCAGGCTCACTGGTTCTTCAGTCATTCGACAATAGTTCTTACAGATAAGCACGAGTTACCAGAAGGAGCATCGCGGGATAAGCCAATAAACGAATGGCCAGAAGGAGCGTTGTTATG